TCGCACAATTCCTCAAGGGCTACCGCAGCAAAAGCACAATGCCTCTGCCCGAAGGCCACAGCCAACGGGTAGAGGCGTGCCTTGCGGTACAGATTCACACCACCGGCGCACGCCCTGCGTATGAGAGCAGCCGAGGATGGATCAAGCCTGAGACATACCACAAGAAGTACGACAAGCTGTTTCAGACCCGTCTTCTGAACCGCCACCCGAACGAATCGCCGAGCCACTATAATTGGCGGCTGTCGGTGTATTCACCCGTGGCTAAGGAGTTGTTCGACAAGTTCAGCAACCTGTGCAAGGGCAGCATTCTTCAGCCTAACAACTTCAGCATCAGCGGTGACGAGCGGCTGATGGAGTGGGCAGCAGCGCAGAACCTGAGCCATGAGATAGCAGAACTCATGGACTTCATTCTTGAGAACCCTTACGGCTACATTGCCGTTATTCCTGAGCATGAGTACGGGCCAACCGAAGCGCCTGAAATCGACATGGTGACTATACCATACGAGGATGTGCTGATGGATGATGGCGAAAGCGTGGCATTCCGTTATGAGGGAAAACTTTACTTTGTGGACAGTTATGCGGTGTACGAAATCAACAAAACAGACTACATTGAAAAGCCTCACCAGTTCGGTGAGGTTCCCGTGTGGTCTTATCATAATTCATTCCTTCAGCCTTATCAGTTTTGGTCCGATTCCCTCGTTCGCAATATGAACGATGACGAGGCGATGGTTAAGCACTACAGCTACCCAATCGTGCAGGTCGTGGAGCAAGAGTGTACCTCATGCCACGGGCAGAAGCAGGTGGTAGATACGACCGCTATCGGCTACGACCCGCACGACCCGACCACTATCTGCCACAAGGAGTGCAGCACTTGTAATGGCAAAGGAACCATCAGCCGGAACCCCGGTGACTTCTACACCATCAGCGAGGAAACGCTGGCTCGTAACGGAGGCACCATGCAGGACATGGCAAAGTTCATAACTCCTGACGTTGGCATTCCTGAGTACCACCTGAAGCGTTGGCAGACGTTCTATGAGCGTGTGGAATCATCCCTGCATCTTCGCACGATACAAGACGGCACGCAGTCAGGCGAGGCAAAGCGGGAGGACCGGAAGGACCAATACTACTTCCTTCAGACGGTATCTTCATTCGTCTTCGCACAGCTACGCAAGGGGCTGCGCTATGTTAGCGGGTACCTGAACCCGAACGGACCGCAGCCGGTGTACATCGTTGAGCCAAAGCAGTTCGACCTGATGAGTGACAGCGACCTGGTGAATGAGTTCGCAGCATTGCAGTCCAAGACTGACGATTCACAGACGCTGAGTGAGTTGGCCTACATCGTGAACAGCAAGGTTTTCCGTGACGATCCAGTACAGGGTAAGATTACCGAAGTGCTGTACCTCGCCGACCCGCTGTATGGCGTGGCCGGTGCAGCCCTGCGCACTAAGATTTTGTCCGGCGTGTACACTCAGGCCGACATCACGCTACATGAGAAGGGCTACAAGATGCTCGTCCGCATGGCCGATGAGATGACACCTGACGTATTCAAGGCCACCCCGACAAGGGAACTGGTGCAGCGACTGACGGAGATGGCACAGGCATCAGTACCTGCTGGAATATATACCCTGTAAGACATGGGCATCATCGGCCAAAACGACCTGTTCAAAGAGGAGATGGCTAAGCGCCTTGCCGATGCTATGCCCGACATCGAGCAACGGGTGTTGGATGAGATATTCCGCATCATTGACAAGATGGACAGCGCAGGCGGCAACTTCACTACCGGCGTGCTGACAGCGGATAAGATGATGGAACTGACGCAGGTGATTAACCAAGCACTGACAGGGGCAGGCTATCCGCAGCAGGTCCAGCTATTCATGTCCGACTTCGGTAAGGTGACCATCAACACAGCGGAGATTATGCAGCAGGTTGGCGGCGTGGCTGTTCGGCGTGTGGCACTCAGCGAGATAGAGAACAAGTGGAAGATGAACACCGTGGAAAGCCTGCTCGGTAGCGGTATCAATGAGAACTTCAAGCGCCCGATCCTGCGCATCCTTGACGATACCATCAGCACGGGCGGAAGCATTGACGCAGCTAAGAAGACCCTGACTGAGTTCGTTAAGGGCGGTAAGGACAAGTCAGGTAAGCTGCAAAGCTACCTTACACAGACCGCCCGTGACAGCGTGGGGCAGCTACAAGGGCAGCAGTTTCAGTCCATTGCCGATGCGGTGGAAACGACAGGCGTGCGATACGTTGGCGGTCTGCTCAATGACAGCCGTGGGCAGTGTTATCGGTGGGTGAGAGAACTGAAAGGGTATATCCCGTGGGAAGACCTTGAGAATGAAATCAAATTGGCATACAAGAATCAGACGGCCAAATTGGAGAAGCCCGAAGGCCACAAGTGGAGCGGGCTGATGCCGAACACCAATCGCAAGAACTTCCTCACGCAGCGGGGCGGATATAATTGCACACACACCGCTGTGCCGGTCAGACGGAAGCCTTAGTGCGCTGCGCTACCTTGCCGGTCAGCACTACACCAATCTGCCGTTCCTTCCGCAGTTCGTGCCATTCACGGATGATCTCCATCACGATGGCAGGTTTTGTCAAGCTACGGCCTGACAGGATCAGTTCGGCAGTCTTTTCATTAATCGCTGCATTGGTCAGCGCATCAATCGGTTTGAGTAAAATAGATTTAGGCATATTGTTATAAATTGTAACAAAGATACATTATTCCCCACCACATATATTGCGGAACTTTGTCAACAATGGCAAGAAAGAAAGCCGCACCGCAGCCCGATAGCATAGACGTGGCAGCATTGGCACAGCAAGGCCCGACCGCAGAAGAGCAGTCCGCTGAGGCTGTGCCTGCGGCATTGGAAACCACCGAAGAAGATGGCGTACTGACGCTGACCGAAACCGCTGCACCCGTTGCCGCTGTGGTCACCCGTGGAGTGCCGAAACCGCCGACACCGGGGCTGAAGGTTCAACTGAAGAACCGAAAGACGGGCCGCATTGTGGCCATGTCGGTGAATAAAGAACTGGCATTGGTCCTTGCTGCTAAAAACTCAAACCTCGAAATCCTCTAAGCATGGCAAAGAAAGATAACATCATCGAAGAAGGCATTGAACTGACCGAGCAACCCGCAGAGGTTAAGCCCGCTGCACCTGTTCCTGCCGCTACATCGCCTGTGCTGCCGGGTTACATTCGCATTCGGTTGAAAGACGGCAGCGGTAAGCCTGCCGGTATCATCGTCCATGCTACTCAGTACGGAGTAGATAAGGCATACAAGCCCGAAACATGGGAACTGATTGAGGATACAAAAAAAAAGTGACCTTCTTCGTAAGAGGCCACGCAGCAGGTAACGGCGGTTGCTCAACCTGCGGAAACAAGTAACAACAACACCCAAACAATATGAGCGCAAACCTCACAGCACTTCTCGCATCACTCGGAGTTCAAGATATTGACACCGTGGCTGCCGCTATTCTTTCTGACAGCCCCGCAGACGAGGCGGTGCAATCCGTCCTCAAAGGCGCACAGCAGTACGCCCGTCCATTCATTGAGGGCGAGTACAATGAGCGCATCAAGACCGAGCGTGGGCAGTGGAAGGGAAAATACATGAAGGAGGCACTGCTGAAGGCCAATAAGACGTTCGGAAATGTGCTGACGAATAAAGAGATTGACGATATTCTGAACGATCCGGCCAACGAAGGGCAGTCTATCGACGCTGCACTGAACGCATTGAAGGAGAAAGCCTCCGACAAGTCCGGCCGACCCGAAGCCGAGTTGCAGAAGATGCTCGACACGGCCAATGCCAAGATTGCTGAGTACGAGGCCAAGATTCCTGAGATTGAATCAGCTGCCGAGCGCAAGGCCCGTGAAACCATCGAGCAGTTCAAACGTGATGGAGTGGTGACTACCGAACTGATGAAGGTGCTGAATGATAAGGTGGATAGCCCGGCAAAGGTTGCCGAACTGATTAAGGCACAACTGGAGCGCAACGCTGTTATCCGATTGAAGGATGACGGCAGCATCGGCCTGTACGACCCGAAGAACCCTGACAGCCCGCTGAAGAAGAACGAAACAACGCTGCATACTTTTGCAGACTTGGTTTCTGAAACAG